GAAGAAGTTGTTAGCACCCTGTACTACTAAGCAGCGCTCAGATAGCATGTGCATTTCCATAGCGTCAAGATCTGACGTTACTGCTCCAACAGAACCAGTAACCCAAGACTTCATCTTACGGTTGTCTGTTTGTGAAGCTCTGTAACGAACGTGTAGGAAAGGACGCTTAAGGTTCTTACCTAACTGTTGATCGTACACTGAAGAAACACCAGCAGGAACCATAACACCGCGGATAGCATTAACTGTATCCTTAGCGTTGATACTTCCACGAGTTGACTTATCGTTTAAGTACTTCCAATCTGACTTGTAGAAATCGTAAGATCCACGACGGAATCCAGCGAAACCTAAGTTAAGAGCCATTTGCTCGTCGTTAGAGAATACTCCGTAAGAAGTACCACCAGCGCCGTAAGAATTCATAGACGCAAGCATGTCGTCGATAGCAAGAGCTGTCGCGCGGTTTACGAACATCATGTTTTCTTCAATAGCACCTTGAGAGTCAAGCTCAGCAAGGATAGCGTCAAACTCAGCTAAATCAGTAGCAGCGTTAACACCAGTAACACCAGTAGCGATATTACCACGATTTTCAATAGCAGAGAATAAACCCTCTGTACCGAACGAAGTGTGAGCAGCGTCAAGAGCACCTGCAGCAGAATCAGCCGCAGATTGAGCAGAATCACCTACTACAGACTCGATCATTGACATCTCAACGTAATCAGAGAAACGAGCACGAGTATCAGAAGCAGCCTTCAAGTACCATAGGTAACCTGATTGACCTTCTTCACCAGAAACTTCAACCCAACCAATACGAGAAGCGTCAGAACCGCTGATGCGGTACATGTCCTTCAGGATAATAGGCTTATTAGTATAAGACTTGAATCCTGGCTCGTTAGAGCTTGCACGGCCGTTTGTTCCTTTAGAGTACTCAGAGCCAATAACTAAAATAGTAAGAAGTCCGTCGTCATCAGTACCAGTCGAACCTAAACCTGTTAGTGTAGCAATTTGTCCATCATTATGACCAGCGTCATAAGGTTGAACACTAACAACGTTAAGAGCTACGTTCTGAACGATTAGTCTGTGAGTAGCTGTTGCTGTTGCAACTAATAGTATATCATTCTTTCTTACACCATTATCACGACCTGCAGCATCTAGAGCTACTCCATCAATAGTTTTGTCCAGAGTAATCTGACCACCCGCAGTTGAAGTATCATCACATACTGTAGTATTTTCTACGTGACCTGTGTAAGATAAGTGTAATCTACCCTGCTCTGACCAAACAACTTGATCAGCAGTCATAGACTCTTCAGCACCTACTTGAGAAAGAAATCCTGAGATAGTTCTGTTTCCAAATACCTCAGCTTCTTTTTCCATTAGGTCTGGTAAGTATTGCTGTGCCCAACCGTCCGAAGAACTTGCTGTAGCAAAGTCAATATAATTTGTAACTAGCGCGTTTTGCGTTGCCGCTGGCACTAAGTTATTTGCACCTGTAATTGCCATTTTTTCTTAATTTTACTTTTTGTTTTTTAACTTAAATTTAAAAGAGTTTGAATCATCACCTAGTACTTTGAACTTCATACCACCAGTCTGAGGGCTACCATGAGATGATCGCGCATCAGTATTGATGTTTTTAGCTTT